CACTCGAGATCGCACACCTCCATGACGACATAGCACTGCCACAGGTACATCACTTTGTCCGGGGCAAAAACGCTGTAAGGCTCTTTGACGTAGAACGGAGACTTAATCTCCAGTCCACCATCAAGCCCCACCAAACCGTCAGGGGATGCTCTCAGGAACGCATACTGCGCGTGAGCCACACTGCCCGTTTCCATCACCTGCTTGTTTTCCGTGCGCTGGTAGAACTCGACTGCTTTAGGTTCGGTCTCCTGACCGTGCTTCATTGCCGCGTTCAGCTTGATCTCAGACGGCTCGCCAGCAAGTTGCCGCACTCCTTCGCGCACAAGCTTCTTGGCGTTGGTGTACGGGTGTAAGCCCTCCCAAGCAGCGCAGTTGCTCGCAAGGATCTTTCCCGCTCTTTCGGCATGCCATTCAGGTGACCCTTGAATCAGGACACTCATTTCTTTGCCTTCTTGGTTGCTATCAGTTCGTTAGAGTATTCCTTCGCCAACTCAGCAAGCTGATCCTCCGAGATATCAACTTTTAAGTTGCGAACATAGTTCTCGAATTTGCCCCACTTGACCTTCGCGTCACTCATGCTGGTGGCAGAGAAAAGTTCTTCCCTGTGGTACTCGTAGTAACCGGCAAGCCGCTCCTCTGGGGTTTGCGTTACGGCTTCGGGCTTTGGATCTGTAGCTGAAGGGGCATCAGGCTCCTCCAAGGGAAGGTCAGACCACATGTGATGGAACAAGCCAAACTCGGCAAGCGCCTTTACACGGCACCGCTGCTTGGCGGTATTGACCTGATGCGCGTTTGGATTGGGCTGCGCGGTGTTGCTCTTGCCGTATACCGGCAGGGTGGTGGTATGACTAATGTCGCCGACAGCAACACGGCATCGGACCTCACAGGTCTTGTCTGGAAAGAAGTGGGTGTGTTTGCCGTGCTCGTCTTGAAGAAACTCCCAAGTGTACTGCGGGAAGTGCTTCATCATGATCGCGTGAGCCGCCATCCACTTGACGTAGGTGATCCCACCGAATTTCTCAGTGCTCACTGAATCGCTGGATATTGTCGATAGCGTTGCCCAGATGTGGGCGGGGGTAACTTGTTCCATGTCTGAAACCTCCTTGTCCAGAAGGTCTCAGAATGGATTAGTTAAGTGGTTTTTGCAACCAATAGATGCAAAAAGTTTTGTCTAAATGAAAGCAACGATGGGATACCACGATCCGCACGAGCGTAAACCCGTCGAGCAACAGCAGGCTCCGGGGCAGTGGGGAGTGTCTATGTGGTTTCCATGATCATCAGGGAAAATAAACTTGTTCGACGGGATGGCGTCATCCGCTTCGTCATCCCATGCGACAGCCGAGACCATCATGTCGTGAACGATGTCGGAATAACGCTTGAATTCCTTGTCCTCGTTTGCCGTGACGCTTCCCTTCTCGCACAAGAAATCAAGGAAAAGACCTACGAGTCTTGCGTCCTTTTGCATGACCTCTCGTCTTTCTACAGCCCTTGCTGCCCGCATGCCTCCGCCCCCTTCCTTATGTTGCTTTTAGTATTGTTCCGAGCTGTGAGATTAACGCTGCGAGTTCATCGTCTTCCTTAGTCATCGCAAGCTTGACTATCATCATAAACTGTTCATCGCTCATTTCTGCAACCGTCTTTTCGAAGGCTCTAGCGGTATGGATCGCCTTTTGCCACTGCGCGGTTTGCGGGTCTTGAGTTGTCCCCAACACCCACTCGCGCACATCGAAATTGTAGAGATCTGCGAACTTGAACCCCAGCTCCATGTCTCTTGGCAAGGTTCCTAACAGCCAACCGGTAGCGGCTGCTTTGGCACATTGAAGTTCGCGTGAAATTGTTGACGCTCGCCCATAGAGGGGTACGTTCTTGTTGGTCAGAGTTTCTTTCAGCCATTCGGCTCTATCTGTTTTATTCATAGCAAACGTCCGTGTCGATATTTGTGTGTTAACTCCTTAGTTTTACGCTCTTTCAAACTACGAAACCGCCGAGCCGGATCAAATTAACACAGATTTGGCTCTCGTAAAACTGGCAATGCATACAGTATAGGTAGTGTTCTTCTCTTATAAGTTATTGATAATTATCAATAAATACTAAAAGTAACCAAAAGGTTGAAAAATCATCAATTAGTAGTAATGCTTTCCTTTCCAAGGAGGGTTTATGATCTACCGAAACAACCACCAAAGAAACTACACAGTTCTGTCAAATTCTCTGCTTCAAGGCGGCACGAACGCAGCAAAGAGAGAAGACGGTCTGAACCTCGAGAGCGTTGCCGTTCTCGTCCACCTCTTATCGCATCCCACTGACTGGCAAGTCACCAACGCATCCATCGCCCAGTACTGGGGGATCAGCCGTGAGCGTGTGAGCCGGATCACCAAAACACTGGAAGCGGCTGGCTACATCAAGCGCAACATCAAGCGGTCCGAAGACGGCAAGGTCAAGCAGTGGGACTACGATGTCACCGATACAGCGGGTCATTTCACCACATGCAACCAAACCCAGATGTGGCAAAACCCAGATCTGGATATCGAGACACAAAGAAAAGAATATCTCTTACAAAGTAATAATAAGAATACAAAGAAGAAGACCGCACTCGCTGACGCGATCAAGCAATGCCCCAAAGGAATCCCTGTTGAGGCATTCGATTATTGGTTGAGGTACAAGGCAGACAGCGATGGGTTCTTAGGCGCAAAGCTTCTCAACAATGCGATACGCACGTTTGAGCTTCTGAGGAAGGCTCACTGCACCGACTACGGGATGGTGGTGCATGTCGCCGTTGGAAAGGGCTGGCGATCCATCGACCCACAGTACGCGCTCATCAAGAATTACTTCCGTACCGACCGCGACATCAAAATGCTGACGGGAGTGAAGTGATGGAAATCGCAACACTCAAGGTTGAGCTTGCCAAGCATGCCCCTGTGCTGTGCCCCGAGCTGTTCTCTGACGGCGTTATCGAGCACGGCTGTTTCAAAATCGGCAACGTACTTGGCGAGAAGGGGAGAAGCCTCAGCGTATTCCTGCACGGCGATAGAGCGGGGCAGTGGACTGACTTCGAGGCGGGAGATCATGGTGATCTGATCGATCTCATTTGCCACTCGAAGGGCGTCGGCATTCCTGCCGCGATGGACTGGGCTAAGAAGCGATTCAACATCCGCGACATCAAGCCGTCGATGAAGGTCAGGTCTGCTCAGATAAAGCGGTACTCCAAGCCGGTGGCTCCCGAGCAAACCAACACCGATTCCCTGCACACATTCCTTGAGGGTCGAGGGTTCCGTGATGTCGGTGAGCTGGTGTACCGGCATAAGATTTACGAGACCGCAGATCTTAAGACCCAAGGCTCCGATCTGGTGTTTCAGTTCTTCGATCCTGCTGGGAAACTGGTCTTCCTCAAGAACAAGCCTCTCGACTACGACGGCAACCCTGGGATGTGCAACCAGTCGGGTATGCAGCAGATCCTCTACGGCTGGCACACCATCCCTGACACCTCACGGACGGTCTGGCTAACCGAGGGCGAGCTGGATGCCATCGCTGCTCGCGAGCTTGGCTTCCCTGCACTGTCACTTCCTAGTGGTGCCAGCAACCTGACGTGGCTTGAAGCTGAGTTCGATAACCTCGCTCGGTTCGAGGAGATCGTCCTCGCCACCGATCACGATGAGGCGGGTGAGAAGTGCGCCGAGAAACTCAAACAGCGACTCGGTGATCGAGCGTTTCGTGTTCGGTTCCCTGCCAAAGACATCAACGAGCTGATCCAAGAGCGCGGCTACGACGATGCCCGAAAGATCCTCAAATCATCCTATGAAGATGCGAAGTGGCAGGCACCGGAGCAGCTCAGGACGGTGGTTGAGTTTGAGGATGAGCTGGACGCTTTCTTCGACGCTAAGGAGAACGATAGCGGTGGGTTCCGATCTGGATTCGAGAAGTTCGATGAGAACGATGTCCGGTTTCGCGAGCATGATCTGTGGCTGGTAGCGGGGTTCTCAGGTAGCGGCAAGTCCATGATGCTCAACCAGCTCTGCCTGAATGCGATTACCCAAGATCGGAAGATCCTGATTGCATCGATGGAGATGACTCCCCGATACACGCTGGGTCGAATGCTCATGCAGACCTGTGGTGTGAGGAAGCCTGAGAAAGATTGGCGCAAGAAGGCGCTCGACTGGCTCGCTCCAAACCTGTGGCTGTTCGTTGATGACCTGACCCCCAAGCCAGCAGACCTGCTTCGTACATTTGAGTACGGATATCGCCGTTACGGCATCAACGTCTTTGTGATCGACAGTCTGACCAACATGGTTCGGCAAGACGATTACGAGGGTCAGCAAAAATTTGTAGAGGCGTTGGTCCAGTTCAAGCTGAAGTTCATCGTCACGATCTTCCTCGTTGCTCACGCTCGCAAGCAAGAGAACGAAAGCCGTGCCCCCGGCAAATTCGACATCAAGGGCAGCTCCGCAATCTCGGATCTGTGCGATGGCGCGTTCTCCGTTTGGAAGAACAAACCCAAAGCCGAGCACCTCGAAGCCTGCCGAATCTTCAATGAGCCGGTGAACGAGGACATTGCTAAGAGCTGGGACATCCACCTCGAGGTGCTCAAAAACCGCCACGGCATGTGGGAGGGGAAGATCGGGTTCGATTTCGAGGAAGGCTCCTGCCAATACCTCGAGCGCAGACCGGCGATACCCAAGGCGTATGTGCCCAAGCCCAAGGAGAAACTGTTTTGAACCAAGAAAACTTTGCGATCTCGATTCGCGATGCCGGATCACAAGTCGCGCAGGCGGAGGCTGATCTCGCGGTAGCCGAAGCCAAGGAAAAGAGAACGATGGCGAGCCTGATGCTCACAGCTCAGGTCCAACACCAATGCAAAACAGCAGCAGCGCAAACGAGCTGGGCTGACAATCAAGATGAAATGGAGATGGCACGAATTGAGCGGGGCGCAGCAAAAGGATCTCTGGCAGCAGCTAAGGCAAATCTCATGGCTGCGGAGGTCGCCTTTAAGACTTGGCAGACAGAGATGGCAACGCATCGTGCAGAGCGCAGGGTCTACGGCGCATGAAGCTGACGATCAACATCGAGCTGGAAGTGCTCGAGACAAAAGCGATTGAGATGGTTGTGGATGAATTTTTCATGGACGAGTTGGAGGGGTTGATCGCGGGTGATGGTCTGCGAGTCAACCAAGTTTTAGTCAACTTGGAGCAGAGGTATGAAAAGCCACACAGCCTCGAAGGAAGAGCGGGCTTGGATGGACGCAATCAGTGAGTTCGGTTGCGCCGTCTGTCACAGGGAATGGGGAATCTTCAGTCCCGCTGAGGTTCACCACTTACAAGGCAAGGTTCGTGAAGGCTCTCATCTTCTTACGATCCCGCTCTGCCAGAAACACCACCGTGGCGGTGAGGACACGTCTGTCTACACCAGCCGTCATCCCTACAAAGCAAGGTTCGAGGAGCGATATGGCAGCGAACACGAGATCCACCAATGGGTCGTCAGACAAATCCACAACCAGCAAGAGGGGTTCTTCGATTGATGAAGTGACCCCGCTCGAGTGGAGCGTCAACAACAGAAACACAAGGAGGACGAGAGCGATGAAGGAACATTTAGATTCTGATTTTCATGAGCAAGCAAAGGCTTTGAATTCTGATCAGTCGATAGCCGACAACAAGTACGGGTCGAAGAGCGATCCGGTCAACCAGCCAGCCCATTACCAAGGTGATGTCGAGTGTATTGATGTCATGGTTCAGGTGTTCGGCTGGGAGATGGTTCGAGACTTCGCCATCGTCAACGCCTTTAAGTACCAGTTTCGGTGCATGAATAAGCACGAGTCCCCTGATGAGGATCTGAAGAAGGCTGCGTGGTGGCTGCGGTTCGCCAATGATGATGATCCAAGGAAAGATTCTTGAGCGCATCAGCACGACGCAAGGGTCATCAGTTTGAGCGGGACATCGTCAACAAGCTCAAGGACGAGCTGGGCGTTGATTGCTCGCGCATTTTGGACCAGTACCGTGAAAGTGAGCTGGGTGACATTGACCTCGACCCCTTCGTGATTGAGTGCAAACGCTACGCCTGCAAGTTTGATCCGCCTAATGCTTGGTGGGATCAAGCATGGCGAGCCGGTGAGCACATGGGTCGGATACCTGTATTGGTCTGGAAGTTTGACCGTCGCCCGATCAAGGTGAAGTTCCCTCTATCCCTCCTCGGCGATTACCCCCGAGAAAAAAACTACACCGCCACCACCGACTGGGACACGGCAGTCATGATCATGCGTGAAGAGCTGGTCGATGAGGTTTGAGGAGGACACGCGATTCTACTTCTGCAAGGTGTGCGAAACGGATACCCCGCATACCTACATCCCAGCGGAGCATGGCGATAGGTACTCGCCTGGGTGGGACGCCTGCTATCAGTGCGACAACTGCGACGATCATGTCATTGAAATGTGGGAGCTAAATGATGGCTATTAGAAATTTTCAGCAGCTCCACCGGATTTGTGAACGGGCGGCGAAAAAAACTCACTACCCAACGGTCATCGCCGAGATCAAGCGGGAGTTGCCACAGGAATGGTGGGATGCCGGAGAGAGTACCGTGGCGTTCTTCCTGCCTGCTGCCATCCTCGACTTGCCAACCAAGCTGGATCGCCGTGAGGCGCTCGATAGTATCCCCAAAGATACACCTACACCGAACCTCCGAAAGTTCGTGGAAGATGGAATCATGGCGCTGTGGGAGTCGCGTCAGTGACGCTAGCCGCTGATCTGGAAATCGGCAACAAGATCGAGCGAGAGTGGCTCGACAAGATGCTGGTGGCTTTTCGGGAGACCTATCAAACCTTCGGCAAAGACAGCCGGTTTGACCTTGCTGTACCGGAATTGAACGTCACCATCGAGGTGAAGTACGATCCAAGATCACAAGAGACCGGCAACGTGGTGGTGGAGTATCACCACATGAAGCCAAGCGGCATCCTGACGAGCGAAGCCACGCACTGGTTGTTTGATCTGGGAGATGAAGAGCTTTGGTTCAGCAGGGCGGGTTTGTTGAGGGCTTTGATGTTGTCAGGGGTAAAGCCGGTACAGATCCACGGACCCGATGACCGGCACCCCAAGATGGTTTTCCTTATCCCGAAGGATGTTCTGCGTCGGTTTGCGAACTCAGCATTAGTTTGAACAGTTTAATAGCCATCGGTGGAGTCTTCCGGTGGCTGGTGACGCTTGGGCTTTTAAGCCAGTTTTTGACCGCCTCTTCAGTACACTCCAGCATCAACGCGCATTGAGTCACGGTTAGCCCGTGGTGTTCCTTCAATTGCTTGAACTCTTGATTGGTTGTCATCTTATCCGCCACGCCCACAGCTCCTTGTCGATTGTGCGCTGACCGCCTTGCCTGCCGATCCGCTCCAATGCTCGGATGATGCCAACGCACTCAGCACGAGTCGAGGTCTTGATGCCTTCACCTACCCCCAAGCCCTCAGCCTTGGCTGCATACTCGGCGTTTTCCAACCCCATCTGTCGGCGAGGCATATTGCCCCGCCTCCTGTCGCGCTTGTCGCCATCGAGCATCCGATACAAGGTTTCGATTTCGAGGTCTGGGTAGGCATCAAGAAATTTCTTGATTTGGTCATCAGTCACCACACCTCACCTCCGTCATTTGCAGGGTGCTCCACTCCACGTTCTCATGGTGGTTCATACAGTCGGCTTTGACCGCCCACAGCGCGTTCTCAAGGGCTTTCACCTCAACCTCGCCGGACACTAGGACTGGTGCTCGATCACTGAACCGACGGCTCACAGCCTCGTAAAAGAACCGAAAATTTTCGCGGGGTAAAATCATGCCACCACCTCCTTTTGATTTTGGTTTAGCCACTCGCCAACGGTCAGGCTCGAACCCAAAATGGTCTCGAGAATCTGATTCCACTCAGCAAGCGCGAAGCTCGTTTTGCCGTCACAAGCCACCGCCAAGATGTACTCGGCGAGTTGCTCTCTGTTGGCATTTCGATATGGTGTGTCGAGCGTGTAGCAGACCTTCAGATGAAGGTGATCGGAGATTGTGAAAGGTTGTTTGATCATTGCTACACGCCTCCTTTAAGAAAACGTTTTGTACTTGCTAAACGTATTGCATCTGCTTGATTTGAAAGAAGTTCAGATATCTCATCTGCAAATTCGTCGTCAACAGCTCTTGATAAGAAGTTCTGTGACCAATAATCAAGTGCGTCAGCTAAGCGTCTTGAGCAATGCGGACAGTTTTTTACTAGGTCGATGTTCATTGCTACACGCCTCCTTCTCGCCCGTAGGCGGTTGCGGTTTTATCCATCTCTGCAACGTAAACCTCGAGCTGAGGATCGGTTGAGTTCCGCATGACGATCAGATCCCTTCGGATCAACGCCTTCTCTTTGCTCTCGACAACATCAAACCGCTCGGGGATGTCGGTGGCATGCCATGCCACAATCCATAGATCACTCATACCCGTACCTCCTCGTTTTGATCGATCAGGTGGTCTCTGAAGCACTCATCCAAAACCGAGATCGCTTGATCGTGACCAGCTCGCACCATGCGTCCTTGGAAGTCGGCGTAAATTGCTTGAGCGTCCTCGCTGATGTCATCGAGTTCTGACAATTCGAGATTGATCTGAACGACAGCTCCGTTCATGCAAGCGTCTTTGACTGGTGAGCTGATCTGATGCCTGCCAAGCTGACCCACATAAACATCTAGCCGATCCCCGAGCATCGTGATCAGGTTTGCGAGGTCGTTGTTCGACAGTGAGTTGGCGATTTGCACAATGTCTTGAATGTCTTTGCTCATGACTGCACCTCCAGCCTCATCGCCTGCTTGACTATCGCGTAGTGCTCTTCGGTCTCGCCCAAAAAATCCAAACCCCGCTTTAGCCAAATACGGTGGACTCGTTTCCTCTCGGCGAACGTCGCATCTCTGAGATAATGCTTGATGCCGTTCAAGCCCCAGAAATACGCGATGCCCATGTAGTCATTGGTGCCGATGTATTTCTTGTCCATCTCTCGCAAGGCGCAAAAAACCTCGAGGGGAATCGTGTTCAGATTCAGATTGCTCATGACTGCACCTCCCAGTCGTCTATGTACCATCCGATGGAGACTTCCTCGACGTATTCACCCTCGCTTACTTCGTGCAAAGAGATGTCGTAATAGCCATTGCCTCTCAGCTCTTTGATGCGATCCAAGCACCAGTCGAAATCAGGATCGAAATCCAATTCAGGCGTGTGGTCTTGTCGAGTTACCCTTTCCTCCGAGGGCAATCGGTAGTAACCAATTTGAAAGGTGTCCTCGAACCACTCGACGGTGTCAGTCCAGCCGTCTTTGTGATGCCACGATTTAATCTCTATTTGCTTTCCACCTCGGTCACCCATCGGCTGACCTTCTGCGCTGAGAAAACCAGCGACAGAGCCGTAGCCGTCTTTGATGTGGTCTAAATCCAAAAAGTCTTTTTTGTGCCGATTCACAAACTCTTTTGCTGCCAAGTCGATTGATTTTTCACTCATGACCGCACCTCCGATAAATCTTGGTGGAAAGAGATCAGGGCTGGTTTGTTTTCGTAGGTGAAAATCGTTATGCCCAATTCTTTGATTTCGTAACCGACGCATGCGCCGTGGTCGCAATCATCTGTCTTGATGACATTGCAATCCCAGTAGCCCTCCAAGACATCCATGTCGATTGATTCGCTCATGACTGCACCTCCTCAGTTAATCCGAGAGCAAAAAGGATCTGTCCGGCTTCGGCGTAGAACGCATCAAATCGTTCTTGAGAATCTTCGGTGAAGGACTCGTTGCCGTGTTGATCCACTTCGATGTCCAGCGATCCATCCAGCCCATACATGTCGATCAAGATTAGTGTCAGTTTCGCGGTCATCTCGACACTCTGCTCACGGGTGAGCAACAAATTCAGCTTGCTCATGACTGCACCTCCAGAGCCGTAACATCGAGGTCATCGCTGGCGAGGCTCGACAGTTCAGGTTGTCGTGTGACGTTAACGCACAGGACAGACTGCCCCATGTTGTCGATCACGAAGGAGAACGCGATGGTGTCGCCGATGGACGCCTGATCGCGCAGCACGTTGGCTGGGATGTTGTATCGGCGATCCTTACGCCCACCCTTACCGTTCACTCGGTAGAACCGAATCACTGACTC